TGCTGGCTCTTGACCTGCTGGATGCTGACCTTCACTTTCAATTACAGAACCTGCCGCATACCATACAAACTGACAATCCTTATTCACAAACTCAAATGAATTAGGTCTGCCTTTTATCATCAGACCTCTGACATCTTCTACCACACCTATTGTTCCAGTAGAGATAGTTATCTCAGCTCTTGGAGAAGCAGTAACAGAAGACGTTGCCCCATTGGTATATGAAGACATAACGCCTACATTGTATGTTGTCTGTCTTGTAACATTTGGGATATTAAATTCAGCAATGGATGGGCCTGTCGTCGTTCCTACCACTGCCCAATTACCATATTCTTCAGTAGACCCTGGTGCGGCTGACTTATGTCTGGCCCATATTAAACAATGATCAAAGACATATTTACTAGAATTGCCAGCAGGAGTATATGATGCCCCATCTGCCAATGCAGATGTATCAGTTGTGGATGTTGGATTATTCCAATAAACACCTATATCTATAGTGACGGCCCCTGCTGCATCTTGTTTTTTAATTCAGCAAGAGTTAAATTAGTTACCGGATCACCTGGATCAGTTGGCTCATATGGAGGCGTCGGCAATACAGGATCATCATTATCTACATTGTAGATTGTTGCATTATATTCTACACAAACTATCTTACAATTTTGATCAGAAGTTCTAGAAATAGACAGTACCTTAAATGGTTTAACGCTTAATGTCCTGTATCCTATTGCATATAAATCGTACTTTTCAGGAAGTGGAGAAGTAAAAGTGTCTCCACTAGCCAAAGTCAATGAAGACCCAGATGGCGTTGCTATATTTACTGTCTCTATATGATCAACATATCCATCGTCAGAAGCAGTAGTCCTGCCTGAAAATCTAACCATTAAACATAAATCACCAGAGGCAGTAACAGGTTTATCAATTACAACAGAAGTAGAAGTGGCACTAACTATTCTTCCACCATGAAGCCATTCTGGAACATCATGCTGCACACTTATTACATCACCAACTGTACACGCTATTGAATCAACATCGGCTTCAAATTCTATTGTCTTAGTTAAATATTGATTCTGATAAAGGCGATACATTGCATAACGCCAAATTTCTTGTGGCTGTATAATTCCTGTTAGATCTAAAGAGATTACATATTTTCCAAGATTCTCTTCATCCATGCCAGTATTGAAAACAGTGAATCTATCTTTATTATATCCGGTATCTTGATTCATAAAGTCACATTCTACTTCAGAAGCTCTTTCTGAAATGCTAATGAATGTTTCCTTAAATGATCCACTTACCATATTTCCAACACTATATAACTGCATTGGATCTTGGACTTTATCTACTGCAACAGTTAAATTAACACCATTCCATATAAGCATTGCTCTTGCTAAATTACAAACTCTAAGAGCAGCTTCCCACATTGTTATCTGTGAATCAAACCCACCATTATATGTATTTCTCTTAGTGCTAATATATGCATCAGGTCTCAATCCAGTATCATCATCTAGTGGCTCTAGACCATTTTTATCTATAACCTCAGTATCGCAATGTGTTGCCCATTCATCAAAGTCATCCCAATTTAATCTCAATGGATCTATACCATCAAACCTTATGACAGAAAGAGTTCCAGCTCCACCACCATCATTAAACGCTAATGGTTCACCAGAAAAAACTGGTTGGGTTAATATGTCCCAACATACCCAAGCAGGATTCGTACTATATTCTATAGTCCCTGCATAAGAAGTTGAACTTGATGTGTGACTAGCATATGAATTTACATCTGGAACACAAATGTACGCACCATTAAGCAAACAAGAATACTTTAAAGATCCAGATAATTGATCAGTTGCCAATGCTCTAATGGCAGACAAAGCTAATCTAGGATACATAAAGTCATCTTGATATATTTCTCTTATTGCAGTAAGATATACAAGGTCACCAAATTTCTGTGTATCAGTATAATCAGCAGAAGACTTCACTACCTTTATTTTATAATGCCCTTTTGGAAATAATTCGCCACCCAACAATAAACTTCTGTAAGTTCTTTTGATAGCATGCATTGTTCTATGTCTAAAAATAATCTGGCAATCTGGATATTCAGTAGGTACTTGTCCTGTACAAAGTGCAGCCCATAATTCTTCATACGTCTCTACGGGCATGAATCTCCAATTACCTTGGATTTCTTCAGAATGATCAGATGTAGCCCCTCCTGAACATGGAAATGATGGAGTAATGTCATCATTCATGAAAGGATATATCATTCCACAAATTCTACTTCCAAAAAGAGTATAATTCCTTTGGTAATCACATCTTTCTTGATACCAGACATCTGGAGGGAAACCCTCATTATCTTCATACCAAGCTCTATCTTTCTCATAAAACCCACAACTATAATAACCAAGACCAGATTCTCCAGGAAGTTCAAATGGGGCATCTCCATCATATCCAGAATCAGTTTTACTCAAACAAATCCAATCGCCAACTTCAGCACCGCTTGAATCTAATGGAATTATCATAACTGTTATGATAATTTCATGATATTTTAACGACCCATCTTCAGAATCATAAGCCCATATTCCAGCAGGAAAATTTATTTCTACTTCTAATTGATCAAATGAATCCCCTGCTGTAGTCTGGTGCATTGATGCCCAATAATCAACACCTCCAACTTCTGTTGGTTTATTAGTCGCAGAAGAAGTATGCTCCACTAAACAAATATAATTACCAGAATGACCTACACCGACAGCATCATCTATTACGTACTCTACAGAGTCTTCAGACCATTCAGTGTTACATTTTATTTTTATTGATTTATTATATTGAGTTATTGTGTCATTGAAATTTGTTATTATATCTTGATCAAGCGTTCCTAATCTGTTATAAGTCCTGACGCCATAATAAGTGTCAACACCTTCATCATTTATTTTTTCATCACTTATCCCCTTAATCGGGCCTACACCGAGACATAATAAGGCGTTTAAGTATGAAGAAACTCCATTAGGAGAATCAGTATGTGCCGCTATTATGTTTCCAAATGTTTTATTAAGGCCGTACCACCTTGGAATTACAAGACCCTGTTCTTGAGTTGTTAATGGGTTCCAAGAATAAGTCGTTCCAGCGTCATAATCATGAATTGGTCCTGTATCAGGAGGCAGCAATGCATTTATTAACATTCCACCGATCATCGTAACAGCAGTGGCAGCAAGAGCGCCAACCACTCCAGAAGTAACCGTTGCAGCACCACCAGAATATGCCGCTGCATATGCCGCTCCAGCAGCACCGCCAGTATAGGCAGCAGCGACAGCAACAGCTATCATAAGAATCATTCTCATAGGACTCTTATTTCCACCACCACTGCCGGTTATCTGTGGTATGAATAGGACATTATCTTTATCTTTAAGATAGGTTAAAGATAATTCATCTTCCTTCATTATCAATCCATTAACTGAAACAACCACTGCCACATCTAATGGAAAGTGTGCGTTCCTTATATCTAATAAAGAAGCGCCATCAGGAAGATCAACTATAAAAGTATCTTTCTGGCTTCTATCAAACTGACTATAGACCTTTATCAGTTTTAATTTAGGACTTTCTTCAGTTATTATTATTTCTTTTTCCATCTATAGAATCCAGTTATCTTGTTTTTCCATAATAGATTATCTAACCGCTCAATACAGACCCTGGTCTTATCTGAAATGTGTATGAACTTCTTACAATCTTCTAATACAATTCCTATATGTGACATATATGGAGGCTTAAAAGAAAATCCTACAAAACATAATGATTCTTTCTTATCTATTTTCTCTACAACACCAATCATATTATTCATTATGCCTTCATGTATGGTCTTGCAAGTTATAGGAGAAACAACTTCTGGTAACTCTAGATCATTACGATTATATATCTCCATAGCCAAACCATAACAATCATACTTCAATGGCCCACGACCGCCCCACTCGAACTCCTTACCTACTAGATCTATATAACTAGGCAACTCTCATACCCCCAGGCGTTAATCCTAAAAAACCACCATACCTTGCTGAATTTCCTTTTGCTTGACAATCATCAAGTGTCCGAGTACATACTTCACCAGATGCAGCCGTATACCCACATTCATAACTTTCAAATTGCCAGTTGCAATGTCCTGAAATGTATCTATATTTTGGAAACCTTTGTCGTAAAGGATTAGGTGCTCCTAATGTAAAACTAATCCATTCTTCAGTTACTTCTGTTGCAAGCACATCATAAGTAATTGTTAATTCAGTATGGTTAGTTAAATCATCAAGTGAGCCATCTATTATACTAGAGTTGGCGACATAAACTGTAACGACTGCCCCAACTCCTCCATTATATGTTTCTAACATATTGGCAAAGATTCTACTTACATTAGAAAGACTCAAGCTGACAGTCGGTATCTTGCCCTTAGATTCTTGTTTTGCAGCACTGAGTTCAAATGCAAATGGCTGATGCGTATTAGTCCCAAATACGACTAATTCATTATTTCTAACAAGATATTCAGTCTGCGTTCCTACAACAATTTTTAAAAGAATCAACCAAGCACTATTCTGTGCTAATTTATTCTTTTCAAGAACTAGACTCGCTGGTAACTTTTTCATTACATTTCCTCTATCACAGCCGAACCACTATAATAGCCACCGTCTCCAGCATCATCAACAGACTCAGGACCTGGAGTTGTAAGGTCAAATTTTAAAACATCTTCTTTATATCTCACACTAAAAACTGTTCCTGATAATGGATGCGTAAACGCAAAATAATCAGCAGCACCTCCGGCATCTTCAAAATGAGCTTGCAGTGTAGCATAATCTTCACCGGAAAGCATAGACCACTTCAAAGTCCATCTATGTAATACTCTAGTGTACTTACGTCTTGTTATCACATATCCGGCATCAGTATCACTCTTAAGAGTATTAGTTACAATCTCAACAGATAATGGATAATCAGGCGTTTCAATATCTGCAGTCAATGTACCACTATTAGGGGCTCCAAATAAAGCCATTACTACCTACCTCCCTTAAAGGCTTGATAAAGTGGGCCATATGAATCTACATCATCGAGTATTACATTTACAATGTAACTATTTGGATCTACCTGTGTGACTGTAGACCCAGTTGATTCTATTTGTGAACCGCCTTTATTCTCTAGATTGACACTAATATTAGTTCCAGTAGAAACACCGCCACTTGCTTTATAGTCCATTCCTCCACCAACTAAGCCACCCTCGGCCATGCGATCCAATTCACGATTCTTAAGCCTACGCATTAAATCAATGCCATAGTAATCGACAGAATCCTTAGGGATCATATATTCCCCAGGCATTCCTAAAATAGGAATGGAATCCTTTCCAGGGGTTCCACCTACAAGATACCCACCAGTGGCAGATTCTATCATATCAACACCACCCATTCCACCTCCGCCACCACCGTAAGATGCACTCGTCCCTGTAGAAGGTGTACTTGGGTTCATCAGTGAACCCATTGCTTCCATCAGCTTTTTCATAATTAATTGTTGGATTATTAATTTTTGAATTTCCTTTATTGCTTGTGCTGCAAAGTCTTCAAAGTATTTAGCAGCCCTCTTTAACGGATCCTGAAGGTCATCTATTTCGTCCTTAACCTTACGCATTTCATTACTTATGGCAGCAGTCTGATCAAGTCTCTCTTGGCCCATTGCATCACTATATTGCTGTTCTAATTCTCCAAGCCTTGTTCTTAAGCCATCTACTTCACCACTGACTTCAGGAAATCCTGTAATCAATCCAGTAGTAAATCCAGCAAGAGAATTAGTAATTGAACTAGTCAATGAACTTACTGTATTGGCTATTTGACTTGAAGTGTTTTCAATTGTTACATAATACTTACTGAACCCCGCACCAATGGAATCTAATGTGGCACTGAATATCTCTTCATCAGATTTAGCCTGACGCATCTTAACTTCAGCAGTGGCACTAAAGATCTGATCATTTCTTGTGACTATATAATCATAATATGACTTTGCCATTAAAATTCTTTCAGCGTACATATTCCTATAAAAGGCTTGTTCCCTTTTATTTATTTCTTCAATAGTGGCTCCTGCATCCCTCATTCTTTCTATTTGCTTACCAAAGAAATCTGCTTTTTGAGCATTCTGAGTATTTTCAATATACTTTTCCATTTCACCATTGAAATTGCCGAAGTCACCAACAGGAGAACCACCAAACCCACTGGCACCTTCATATGTTGATTTATTCATTGAAGCCAGTAATTCTGAATCGGCTATATCTTTATTGATCTTAGCAAGCCATATTTTATATCTACCTTCTTCACCCATGACCCTTATTAATCTTTCTTCATTCTTTATTCCTAACTCTAATAAAGCAATGTCATCTTTGGCTTGTTGGATGAGTTTTGCTTGTCCTGGCTCTAAATTTAATTGAATCAATTTCTTTGCTTGTAATTGTGTTACTTCTTTATCAAGTGCATTCTGCACGCCATCAATTGAAGATTTATAATCCTCGCTTATTTTATTGAGGGCTTCAGTTTTAGTGTGCGATATTTCCATTTCATAATTCATATTCCTAATTGAATCCGCACTTGCTCTTACAGCTTCATCAAATTGAAATACGCCATTGGCATCGATGTTAGCCAATTCTGCATAATACTTTCTTCTAACTTTCATTCCTGATGTATTTTGTAATTTTTGTTCTTGCTCTATTCTAACTTCATTCATTCCTATTATATCACTTACAGTCTTAATTTCCTTTTCTAAACTTGCAACTTTAACTTTATCAGAATTGGCTTTCTTTTCCTCTGTCTCTTTTGCAAGTCTAATCCAACGAACATTGATTTCAAGTATTTTATTTTGTTCTTTTAATTTCTCAACACGATATGCCCATTTCATCTTTTCTTTTGAATACAGAACGTTTACTTCTTCTGCTTGCCCTAATTTCAATTGCGCATCAAACATTGCATTTATAGCAGTAGTTTCTCTATCTAATCTATTAATTCGATAATCATGAACTTGTCTTGATTTTTTATACATTGTGTCTAATGTCACAGTCCCTTTCTCTATTGCTGCATTATTCCTAATGAATGCATTAAAGAATTCATCCAATTGTTTTTCAGTAAAGTCATTACTTGTATATACCAATGGCGCTGGATTTGCACCTGGCTGAATGTCAAACCAAAGTTGTTTTAATTTTAAGCCTTTCTTCTCCCATGCACCAATCTGTTCTGTCATCTTTGATACTTGATTTTTAAATTTAAGCTCTGTATCTACATCTAACGTAAACATACTTGCCAGAACTGAATTTCCAAATGTTGATCCAACTGTTTTATTAAAAAATTGTTCAGCTTTTAATTGCATAACCTCAATTGTTCTCACTTGCTTAACTGCCTGGATTGCTAACTCTTCTCCTAATAAAACCCTTTTAGTATCTAAGGCTACCATAGTTTTTATTATTTTTACAATTTCAGCATAAGAACCTTTTATTGCAAGATTCAATAGTTTAGCAGCACCGATATTTTTAATGTCCTTAGAAGTTAAGTTAGATATCTTCTCTTGTGTTTGTCTTAATGCTTTTTTAAATTCTAAATTCTCTTTATTTTCTGACTTTGTGTTCAATGTTATTTTTTCTTCTTCATCTTTTATTTTACGAACCAATGTATAATAAGCACCCTTTTGAGCCGCTGCCAGTTCTTGGCTTTTATATTGATCATAAGAACCACTAGCCAAAGCTAAATCTGCTTGCTTTGCTGCCAATGCCTCTTTATTATACCCAATCTCTACGGCACCCTCTTTAGCATTCTGAACAGCACCATTGGCCTTTTCAATTTCATCATTCAAATCCTCATAAAATTTTCTTACATCAAATCCTCTAGATTTTAATAACTTGAGATGCTTATCTAATTTCAACCATATCTGAAAATCTTTATCTTTAAATTTATCAATACTTTTAATAATATTACCAATATTGATTGAAAATATTCTCATTGATGAAAGTGATTTTTGTGTCGCAGGCTTACGCTCTTCTTTTACTCTATTTAATTGATTTGAAAATATTGCTATTCCATATCTTGAAGCCCCAGTAGATTCATCAACAATATCCTTTTGTAATTTTTTAAATGCCTCTATTGACTTAGTGGCACCAGTCAATGAAGTTTCTATTCTCTCACCTAACTTGCCAATAAATTCTTGTTGTTCTAATTTTGATTGCTGCTGTAATATTGCTGTATATTGTTTAGCCACTCCCTGTAACCCTTCATAACTTCTTATTTTCTCTTGAATCACTCCTAAAGAATTGGCTTCCTGTTCAGTGGCAGCGGCAATATTATTAGACAACTCTAAATACTCTTTATTAGTAGTCACAAGCTTATCAATTATTTTATAGGCAACATAGGCAGCAGCGATGACCAAGATAGCCTTAAAAGCCGTTCCGCTCCCCATTATAGCCTTGCCTAATTTATCAAAAGCCTTGCTTATTTTATTAGTCTTAGATTTGACCCTGTCAAGCATATTCAATTGCTTGTTAGAAGCAATGTTTGGAATCATAATTGATTTCTGATATGCAGGGGTTTCTTTTCTAAATATATCTCTAAACAAAAGACCCAATTCACCTCTAGTCGTTTTTGCTTCTTTTCTAAACTTCTTAAAATAGTTACTTATATATTCTCCATCAAAGGTCCCCTTGCCAAAAGCCTTTTCCCCTATTTTTTTAAAGGCCCAAACTGCTGTCCCGACAGCAGCTACAGTGGTGCCAAACTGTGTCATCCCACTCATGAATCCTGCCACATTTGAATTAGCAACATTGACTTTCATTCCAACTTTTGCCACTGCCTGAGCCGCTCTAAATCCCACTTCCACCAATGGGGTAAAGCCAACCCTAACTAACCCTGACAATGTTTCTTTCATTCTTTTGAATGCCACATCTGGATTATCCAGCATGACATCAGCCATCTCTTTATTTGCATCATTAGATTTATCTTTTAAATCTTGTATATTTGTTTTTAATTCACCGACATGCTTAACTAATGTTATAAAAGTCTTTGCACCTCTAAGACCTAACTTATCAAACACATTACCTATAGAGGCCGCACTCTGAGCCCCTTCATTCATCTTGTCCTTTACATCGCCTAATATTTTAACCAAGTTCAAAGGCATCATTGGATCTATTGTTATGTCAAACGCCTTTGCAAATGACATTGGTGATTTTGCAATCTTACTCAACATGGTCTGTACTGATCTACCTGCAATACCAGACTTAATCAAGTGATCATTCAATGTAGCCAATATACCTAATTGATCTGTAAATGTAAGATTTGCAACTTTACCCATAGCAGAGAGATGCTTTAAGCCATCACGCAGTTCACTAATTTCAACCTGATGGTCTTTGAATGTAGAGACAATCGCATCATTTATATATTTGAACTGCCCCATAGCTCCAGTAGTACTCAATATCTGATCTCTGAAGTTATTATAAATACCAGCAACCATCTTTGTTGTCTGACCAACATCACCTTCAGTTGCCGTAATTAGATTCATAGTAGAATCTAATGCTGCAATGGCTTCTGACGTTAGTAATCCAGCACTACCTAATTGATAAAGGACTTCGCCAATCACTTCAGCTCCTTCACCAAATTTTATCATGGCATTGATGCCCTTATCCATGTACTCAGAAAGCATTTCAGAAGTCTTAATGGTTTCTGATCTTGCAGTTCTCATTGCTCTTGCAAATTGGTGCTGGACATCCACTACTGACATTAAGCTTTCTTTTAATAAGTTAAGACCTCCAAACATCAATCCATATCCAGCCACCCATGCCATCTGAGATTTCATCATATCCTTGAAGCCCCTGAGAGTAGTTCTTACAGAAGCCCTAAAATGCTCAGAAGTCTTACCTGCATTTCTTCTCTGCATTTCTGACATAGATGCTGACTGTGTCTTATATTTGTTTATTGCTTCATTTAATTTTTCAAACTTTCTTTCTTGAAACCCTAACTGCTTATTTAATTCCTTATACTCTTTTGATCCCCTTTTATTCTCCAACCTCAATCCGGCCATTATATTTCTATGGGCTTCCATTGAGGCATTGGTTTTATTTAATTCAACACCTAATTCCCTGGCACCTTTATCCCTTGATCTACGACCAGCTTCCATCTGTGCAGGTTTAAGGCCATAATCCTTAGAAGCTCTTTTTAATGTATCATCTGGTCTTTCTAACGGATCATCTTTTGTATACTTATCAGGAAGTGTAAGTAAGGCTCTTTCTCTTATATGTTTGAGTTTTTGATCAAGATCCTTAAGACTACCAGATGAAATTGACTTTAAATTCAACCTTTGTGCAGAATTATTTAATGCCTTTAATCCCTGTTCGAATGTTTTTACACTTGCGGCATCTTTCCTAAATAATGGATCTAATCTCATAAGATCAAGTATTAATTTTTCTGTTGGAGTAGAAGCTTCTTTGGTCACCAATGACATTCCAGCAATTGATTGTTTCATTTCTGTGGCATGATCAGCGTTTATCTTTAATGACATCCCAAGTTCATTGAATTTATTTTTATAACGTTCAACTGTTCCTAAAATACCACCTTTCTTGCCAGCATCCTCCCTAAAAGTTTGCTTTCCAAGTTTCTCTATATCATCTAGCATTGGCATGAACTGATCTGGACTTTCTTTTCCTGATGGCTTGATTTTTCTAAAAGGAGTTTGTCCATGTTCTAAATTTGCAAGAACTTGTGGATATTCCTTTGCAAATCTTTCTGTCAATGCAGCCCTTTTCATTTCAGTTTTTATATTGTCATTAGACTCTTTTGTATTTAAATCCAATGCCTTTGATAAATGTTCTAAGGTTATAGCAGTCTGATCAAATCTAGTTTTACTTTTATCTACAATAGATATATGCTTACTGAAAGAATTAGATAATGACTCAATGATTCTCCTGACTTCCCCCATTCTCGCTGCTGTCATATCAACTTGCTTATTCATCATGCCCTGCATTAAATAAGCTCTTGACATATTGTCAGTATAATCACTTACATATTTACCACTATCAGGGCCATACGGTTCACTTCTATCTGTAAATTTAGCACCTACCAATAAAGTACCATATTTATCCCCACCTCCACCGGCACCACCACTTCCAGCAGTCGCAGCACGTCTTTCATTTGCTAACGCATTTGTCTTTGCACGTTCTTGATTTTCTTTTTTAGCCAAAGCTACGATTGCTTGTTCTTTTGCAACAGTCTTATCTAAATCAGCATTATGTTTAACAGCCCTTGCCTCTTTTGCTGCATCTAATTCATCCGCTTTTTGTTTTAATAGAATTTCCTTCTTTAAATCTCCAGCAGTCTTTTCTTGCATTTTTTTCTGAAGTGCTATTCCATCTTTCTTTTCTTG